TAGGAGCGCAATTTTTCCCACAACTAAAGTCGTGGGTTCCTTGCGAAGATATAATGGTTTATCCTAATTCAGGTTCAACTTTAACTAATAAAAATGGTACTAATAAAACAAGCACATCTCTTTCTACTAATATATTAATTGAAGTTAATGGCGTTGCTGTTGGAGCTATTCAAGATATAGATTGGACAGAGATTAGATCATTAAAAATGATTGATGAGGTTGGAACTGATGGGCATATAGATTCTGCTCCAAATGGATCAGTGAGTGTTACTGGATCGTGTAATAGAATAAGATTTGATAGGCTTAGAATAGCCCCAGCATTTAGTAGAGGTTTTATTCATGTATCTTCTCAAATATACCCATTTGATATTACCATTCATGATAATTCAAAATCAGATACAAATAGTCAAGTTACCACAATAATTAAAAATGTTTGGATTAAAGATATTAAAACTACTTATAAAGCAAGTGATTGGATTATTTCCGAAACAATGACATTTGAAGCTGAAACAATTTTTAGTATAATGAATAATGGTCCAGTAGCTAATGCAAGTGAAAGATCAGATGTTGTACCAAGTATAATTCCAGTTGAACAAAGTACTGATACAGGTAGTAGAAGAGGATCTTTAGATGCTTCAGGTTTAATTGATATTGGTTCTTCCGGCACTGTTTATTAAAAACTTAAAATTATTTTTAAATAAAACCCTATTCTTGGTGATATATCTAAGGATAGGGTTTTTGTTTTTGTAACAGTTTAAAAAAAGGTAGCAAATATGGCAACTTTTGATAGTCCGCTTGGTAATAGAAAAATTCAAGGGCAACAAATAAAAGAATTTAATGTACCAGATGAATCTGGATATTCTTTTCAAGAAAATAATGATGATGATGCATTAGAAATTGAAATGCAGTTACGTGCTTCAAAAGAAGCTAAAAAATCTGGAACAAAAGAACGTTTATCGGAAGGAGCAAGGAAACGTATTGAAATATTGATTGGTATGACTAAACAAATCAGAAGTGTTGAAATTGAATCTACTGTTTATGTTTTTCAAACATTAAAATCTAAAGACATGAGAGATATTTTTACTGCTGTTTCTGAATTTGATGGGACGACACAAGGATTATTTGAATTAAGAAGACAAGTTTTAGCAAGATCATTGACACACATTGGAGGATTAGAATTTGAAACATTTATTGGGTCAAATTTATTAGAATCAAAATTAACATTTATTGATGAATTAGATAACTACCTGATAGGTAGGCTTCATGATGAATATTCTATATTATCAAAAGAAACAGATGAAAAATATGCTATAAAGAATGATGTAGAAGCAAAGGAGGTAGTAGAAGACTTAAAAAAATAGTATATGAACCGGAACATCGTTTTATTTGGTATTTATGCAAAACATATAAAAAGCTTCCAGATGATCCATTTATTATAGAAATGGATCCGGTTCAAAAATATTGGATGTTTGAAAATTGGATTGCTGATCAAAAAGACATATCAGAATTAGCTAAAAATCATGCATATTTATTAGCATCCTTTTATGATCCTGAAGCTGTTCGTAAAGCTTTAGGAGAAGGTATTGAGAGTTCTGAATCAACAGATGAAGAATTTGAAGATTCCATAAGAATTGTAAAAGAAGCTAGAAATAAACAAGTTGAAGAAAAATCAAAAAGAAAACGTAGAATAATTAAATAGAGAGTTAATATGGCTCCAAATGATACTAGCACCACTAGTGCTAATCCTATTCAAGCAAGCACTACTGCTACTCAAGCGGAGACTGCTGCTATTCATGATAATAGTGCTGCTATTCAGGATAATAATAATGCTAGAAAACAAAATGGATTTGTTATAGAACTTACTAGTGATCAATTAAAAAAATACAGTGATGCGACTAGAAGTTCAACTATGTTTTCAGGTATTTTAAGTAACAGTATATCTACAGCAGGTGATTTTTTTAAAAAACTTTCACAAGAAGTAGGTCTTAGTTCTAGAGAATTAGAAAAAAGCAACGCTTTAACAACTGCAACAACTAATAAAATATCTCTATTAAGTATAGCGCTTTTAGGAGCAAAAGAACAATTTGAAAATTCATTTACAAATATTGGATTAAATACTTTTTCAAATCAAATAGAAACTATTACAAATACTATTTTAAATCAAAAAACAACTGCAGCTGAAGCAGTTGATGCGATTAAAAGTACATTTGGAGATATTATTCCTAAAGATATGAAAGAAAAAATATCTAGTATGATACCTAGTCATGCTTTTGCAGCAATTAAAACATTTATGAAGGATTTTGCGATAGCTGCTGATAATGGACTTAGATTTGAACAGACTATTGTATCTCTAGCAGCTAGAACCGGAGAACTTGGAGAAGTTAATAAAAAAGCTGGAGCAGGTCTTCAAGGAATGAGTAGCGTACTAAACACTCACACAGCTATAATTAATTCAGCTTTAGGTTTACTTCCAGATCAAAAAGTAATTGAAAACTATTATACAGAATTTGGTAGGATTCCAGGAGCTTTAAAACAAACTGTTACTAGCACTGGTGCTATGAAAGGCGAAACTAGCGAATTTGTTAAAACAATGCTTCTTGCAAAGGGTACAGGTCAAGATTTTAAAGAAGTTGTAGGTGATCTTGGGAATGCATATAGAACTCTTAATGTAACAGGAGATCCTGCACTTCAATTTATATCAAGAATGAGTGAAATTAGTCATAATTATGGTATTGAATTAGACGATATACGAAACACGTTAAATAAAACAGGTGATTCATTTAAAATGTTTGGCGTTAAAGCCGAAGGTGGAGCAAGAATGACTGAAAGTGCTGCTCAAATGATGAATAATTATGTTGGAGCACTTAAAAATACAGGTATTAGTGGGCAAGCTGCTAGTGAAATAGTAGGTGATTTAATTAGCAGTACTTCAAATTTAACTGAAGCTCAACAGGCATTTATTTCAGCACAAACTGGCGGACCTGGTGGATTAATGGGAGCTTTTCAGATTGAAAAAATGTTAAAAGAAGGTAATATTGAAGGTGTTTTTGAAAAAATAAAACAAACTATGCAAAAACAATTTGGTAAAGTTATGACTGTTGAAGAAGCTTCAATGAGTCCTCAGGCAGCAGCTCAATTTGAAAAACAGATTTTATTATTGACTCAAGGACCTATAAAAATGGCAAAAAGTCGTGAAGAAGCCATGAGAATGTTAGAAGCTTTTAAAGCAAAAGATACAGGAGTAGATATTACAAAAACCCTTGGAAAGGGAAAGGATTCTCTTACAGAGAATGTAAATTTAGGAAACGAACGTTTTAAAGAATCTACAACACTTTTTGGTCAAGGTGCAGCAAAAACTCTTCAAGCAGCAAATATTTCATATGCAGCGGCAAGAGAGTTAGCAATAACTGCATTTGGAAATCGTAAATTATCTACACAAAATATGCAAACAACTGATGTTAGATATGAAGATAAACGCGCTATGGAGATACGTGGTAGAAAAAGTGAAACTATGTCAGCTGAAGCAACAAAAGGAGGTTTTACAGATCTTGGAACTTCTGCTAGAGAGCTTGTACTTGATGTAGAAGAATTAGCTCCAAAAGTACTTGAAAATCTAAAAAATAGTTTTAGTCAAATTAAAGCTTCTTTAAGATCTGGCGGTGTTTCTAAAGCAGAAAAAACTAAAGATGAAATCTTAAAATATTTACATTCACGAATAGAATCAGCTGAAAAAACTGCACCAAAAGGAGATGCTAGGAGCTCTTATATACGAGGACTAAAAGAACAGGAAGATAATATAACAAAAGAATATAATGATTTAATAAAAAACTATCAAAGAGGAAGTTTACCAATTAAAAGCCGAACAGTTGGTCCCTTATATTCTAATGAAGTATCTACTGAAGCTACTGATGCAAGTAAAAAAAAATCAATTAGTTCTGCAATTAGAAGTGTTAGAGAAAACGTTTCACCTGCTACCCCTGTAGCAGCTGCAGTAAGAGGAACAACTACAACACCATCAACACCAACTTTAACGCCAACACTAGCATCAACAACCTCTACAACCAAACCAACTATGTATCCTCCTTTAAATTTAGATATTAATGTATATTGTTCAGAATGTTATAAAAAAGTTCAAGAAGTTCATCAAAACCCTCAAGTTAAGGCGACCACAGTAGCAACTTCAGAATAACAATTTGTTAATAATATTATGCCGAATATTAATTCACCAGATACTTTACAAAATTATTTAAATAATAATCCAGGTTCTCAACCATCTTGGCAACAACAACCTGGTATTAGTGCTCCAGCTGTTCCTACGGCAGATGGAAATGGATTACCTTACAGTAAAGTACCAGATAATAGATCTGGACAAGTTAAAAGAAATATAATAAGTTGGTTTATTCCACAATTTGGTTTAATTAAAATGTATATAAATCCACAATCTATTTCTTATAGAAATAAGAAAGTTATAGAAAAAACTAGAACTAAAGGTGGATATAGTTTACAATATTGGGGAGAAGATCTTACTGAAATAACATTAGCTGGAGTAACAGGTAGTTCAGGTATAGAAGGTATTAATGTTTTATATGAAATATATAGAGCTGAGCAATATGCTTTTGATTCTGTTGCTTTATCTATGCAAGCTAATAATGCAGCGACAGATTTAGCAAGTAAAGCTGTTAATATGCTAACTGGTAATTCACCTATTGGAAATTTAGCTGGAGGTTTAATTAATGGATTGTTAGGTCAAGATACTCCAAATAATTCATTGGCTATTAAAAATGTAATATCTTTGGCTAGTTTAGCTTTTACGGTAGAAATGTATTATAATGGATGGGTATATAGAGGATATTTTGAAGAGATGACTTTTGGTGAAAAAGCTAATGATTTTTTAATAGATTATAGTATAAAATTTACAGCAACACAGAGAAGAGGATATAGAACTAATTATTTTCCATGGGCTCGTTCTGCAAGTCAAGGTCCAAGCGTATATAATACTCCAAGATCTTATGATCTAAATAATATTCAAAATACAAACACCACAGTGTTAAATAATACTGCGACAATAGCACAAAAGTAAAATAATATGGGTTTTTTAGGAGCACTAGGCGATCAATTAAGTTCACAATTCTCTTTAGGAGAAAATACTAATCACACACTAAATAGTGTAAATAGTGATGGTAAAATTATACCATATGGAAATTTAGGAGACTCTGCTAAATATATAGATACTAGCGCAGAAAGAAAATATGTCGAAGAAGGATATCTAAGAACAGATCCTTATAATATTGAGCCAAAACAATTTGAAATATTAATGCAAGAACCAAATGCTACAGTTCTTGTTAAAAAAAGAATGTTTTCATCTGTTGCGGAAAATTATAGACCAGATTATATGGATAAAGATGAAAAATTATATTATAAAACTATTCGTATTTTATTGCAAAACAAATGTAATCAAATTTCTGCGTTAGAAAAGTTATCTAAAATTGAAAAAATTACTTCTTCTATAAATAAAGTTGATAATTTAACCGCCCAATTAATAATTTCTTTGACAGATGTTATTTCTGATGGATTTGGTTCTGGTTCTAATTTATTTGGATTAGCAAGTTGGTCAACTGGTACAGATAAATCAGAAGCTAGTAGTTTTATACAAACAATAGATAAATTAAGAAAAATATATGCATTTAATACAACTAATAATTATACTACATGGATTACTGATACATCTAATTTAGTACAATCTACATTTGGACAAGGTACAGGAACAATAGAAATAACAAATTTTACTAAATTTAATACAAATACAACTATAAAAAATAGTGGTGGTAGTTTTAGTTTAGAAATAGCAGATCCATATGAGTGTATGGTTATTACTGAATATGATATTGAAAAGGCTATAAGTGATGCAACAAATGTTTTTTATAATAGTAAATTATATCAATTTGGTAAAGAAACTTCTAATAATTTAATTTCAGATTTAAAAGTTAGATTAAACCAATATCGTTCAACTAGAGGTGCTGGACCTATTTCTTTTAAAATTGATCCAGATACAATGTTAGGAAAACGAGTAACTGCAATAATAGATAGAATTGGCACAGAAATACCATTTAATTTTGATTCATCATCTATAGAAAGTATTTTAACAGGTGGAATTGCTGGAGACGTTTCTGTTTCTAAAGATTATTTAAAAGATGGTGCAATTGCAGGGGTTGAAGGATTAAATCCTAATAATAAAAAATTTAGTAATATAGGTGCGAAATCAAATGATACCGCTTCTATACATATAGGAATAGACTCTGAATTATCTTTATTTCAAAGATTAATTAAAACTATCTTTAGTCAATTAAGTTTAGAAGCAAATTCTATAAATACATTTCAAGCTGCGAATAAAGAAACAAATTATACAAGAAGAAAATTAAGATTTAATTTTTTAGGTAAATTATTAATTCAACCAATGGATCTTGTTCATTTTTATGTAAACACTAAAAGTGTATATGACAATAGATTGATGACTGGAATTAATAATATGTTTTCTGGTCTTGGTTTTTTACAAGAATTAAATAATACATTAACAGATTTTAAAAATTCTTTTAATTCCGTATTTAATCCTAGCGGAAGTGTTGACTTACAAATAGAGAAATCAGTTTACGTTGGATCTAACTTTCCCAATTATCTGTGGTCAACAATGAGAAATCAATTTGTTACAGAAAATGAAGGCACACATATTTTTGCAGGAGTAGTTGAAAAAGCTGTAGAAACATATTCTAATGGAGCATTTCATGTAAGTGTTAGCGGTTTAGATAATACCAAATATTTTGAAATGGGTAAAATTAATTTTAAACCAAGTGTAGATGTTTATAATGGGAATATATTTGATCCATTAACAATTCATAAATCTACATTTGATACTCTTTCTTCTAATGCAAAAGATAGTATGCCTATATTATTAGATGAAAATCAAATATTATTATCAGAACCTCCATTATTAAAGTTAAATCGTGGACCTAGTGCAAATAAATTAGCTACATTGAATAATATAACTGGAGAGAGAACAGTTAATTTAAATTCTGGGCAAACAACTCAAACGGTTTATGCTCCAGATGGACTAGTTTATAGATGGAAAGAAGGAATTGGTATATTTGTTCAATTTGGTAGTTCACTAAGTATGAATACTTTAAATTCTGTTGGTGCTCCAAATATAGCAGAAGAACCGTTTGCTGGTCAAGATGTTATGAATGTAATCTCATTATTAATTACAGGTCAGCCATATAATTATATGACTTATATGAAAGCTGCTACAGAATTTGATGGTGCATGCAAAGATCCTCAGACACAACAGAATGCAGCACATTCTTATTTAAGAACTTTAACAAATGCAATAGCAAAGAACAATATTTTATGGGGCAATTTTATACCATTCAAAAATCTTACATTAGATGAACAATCTTATGCTGTAATGCAAACAACTGTTACACAAGTGTCACAATTAAATGATCAATTAGATAAAAATTTTCAAGCTTTAAGACAAAAAAGAGACCAAGCGGCGTTAATTGGTATTAAAAACATTTTTAATCAACAAGTTTTTAAAGACAATCAACAAAAATCTACAGCTGATTCATTAAATACTGATATACAAAGTTTAAGCACTCAAATAGATAATGGAATTCATCAATTAACACAATTAATGTCATCTGATTTATACAGTCAATCTATAGGAAATGATAATTCATTTGATGGAAATAATTTTGATGATTATAATAAAAAAATATCTAATTCCAATTATTCAAGAAGATTACTTAGAAAAAAATTAAATTTACTAACTCGTAGAATGTCTTATAATGTTAGAGCAAATGAAGATAAAAATTTATTTATAGTTGATGATTTTTATGATAAAGATTATGATATTACTGCTTTTAATAAAGATTTAACAGGAGGCATAGGTTTATATAATAACAGTTATACAAGTATAAAAGATAAACTTAACATTGCTTCGAGTGTATTAAATTTAGAAGTTTTTTGTGACTCACAAGGACATATAAGAGCAAGAACTCCTCAATATAATAGAATGCCTAGTTCAGTATTCTATAAAATGATGTATTTAAAGAAAGCACTTAATGTTCAAATTTTCCCTCAATTTATAGAGGATATGTTTAAAAGTCAATTAGATACATTACAAGAAAGAATTGAAATTTTAGAAGATCAAATTAGATTAGATTGTGCTATGTTAGGTTATAACAATGATGCTGATGCTAAAATATTTATTCTTAACTACAATCCTGACGATGGATTAAAAAAAATTTCTGGAGGTTTTGATTTTATTTCAAATCAACAAACTGGACTTGTTTCAGATATAAGTTTAATAATAAAATCAGCAAATATAGATCAAATAAATCAAAATTTAGCACAATCTACCCGTTCTTTATTTACAAATGCACAAAGATTTACTATTATAAATAAAGCTTTAAGTACTTATGGGTTAACTAGCGCAGGATTTAGTATAAATAACGTAGATTCCTTTAATAAGGATACATATATTAGTACATTAGTTAACAGAATACAAACAAAATCTGGGCAAAGAGTACCTACGGATAATTATATTTTTACACCAAGTAATGGCGTAACTAAATATAATGATTTAAAGCAAGTAGATGTTTTTAAAATTACTCAAGAATTAATTAGTAAGGTATCTGAAAGATCTGAAGCTGCAAGGATGTTTTATTCAACTATTAAAAATACAATTGAATATAAATCATTAGATAACGATTCATCTACATCTAATAAATTAATTACTCCTTCAGGTTATAATAATTCTCATATACCAGAAGTGTTTGAACATATGATAGAAGATGAAAGCTATGATGATCTAGGTCCAGGTTCTGGTAGTAGATATATAATCAAAAGAAGTCAGATTATAAATATGAGTATTTCAGAAAATCATCCAGATTTTACAATGTTCCAGGTTAGTGGGGTTATGAATCAATTTGCATCAAAAGCAAATCCAGCAGGATTAGAAACATTTCCAGATAATGGAAATGCTATGGTAACAGCTGTAGCTATAGATTATGATTTATGGAGAAATTATGGATTTATAAATTCAGCACCGGTAACTGTTCCATTTTTAAGCGATCCTAATACACAGTGCGCACCTTATGCTTCTTTATGCCTTAGTAGATCTCGTAAACAAATATTATCAGGAAATTTAAGTATTGCCGGGAATGAATTTATGCAACCTGGAGAAGTAGTTTTTATAGAAGATAGAAATCTATTATTTTATGTTGAGAGTGTAAGTCATAATTTTCAATATGGTGGAAGATTCGAAACAAGTCTTACATTAACATATGGACATTCACCAGGAGAATATATACCAACTACAACAGATATAGTTGGTAAACTTCTTTATAAAAATAGAGATGTTGGTGGTACAAATATACAAAGGCAAACATCTTCACAAAATGAATCTAATTTAGGAATTTTAATTAGAAGTAATATTAGCAATTCAGTTATAGATAATGGAAAGGAAAATACCAAAACTAATTCTGATATTTTAAATCAAAATTCTCAAACTATAAGTAATATATTATATGAAGCAAATGCTTATATATTACAAAATAATGCAAATGGATCATATTTAAATGCAAATCTAGAACTTAGAATTTATTACAATAATACATATACTATAAATTCAGATTTAGAAGCATTTGCTAATTTAGCATTAGCATCATTTACCGATCAAAATTCTGTTCCTAAACAGAAATCTTATCAAAATACTACTATAGCAGCTAAAGCTCTTTCAGGTAATGTACAAGTAAAAAAAATAAATGTTGATACAGAAAGTTTTTCATATTCTGGAAAAGCTGTAGATTTTGCTAGAAATGAAATAAACAAAACTAGTACAAATGGCACTACAAGTTCTTCAACACAACAAGCAAAAGATAAAATGAGGGAAATATTATTTAATTATGTAGTAGATTGTTGGATTAATTTTAGTTCAACTAAAACAAATATTAGCCAGTCAATTTAAAAGAGATTTTAATGGGTGATATCCATAGATTTGATGAGGTAGTAGGGTTATCAAAAAGAGGTACAATTGTAGGTTTTGATGCCAAAAAGGGCATGCTTAAAGTTCAATTATTTAACACCTCTGCAATACAAGGAAAGCCTAAACCTATTGATGTTCCAGCTCCTCACTCTATGTTTTATAATAATGGGCTATTTATTGGAACATCTCCACATATAGGTACCCCTGTAGTTGTGTCTCAAGGCAGTGGAAATCAATATTATTTTGTTTCTTTTCTTGCTGAAAATCAAAATTATGTCCCCTCATTAAAACCAGGTGAATTATTAATTAAATCAAATAATTTAACAAAAATTGTTTTAACTCTTGATAATGATGTTTTTATAGGATCTAATAATAATAACATTCATATTAATACTGATTCTAATTATATTAGTACAAATTTTTATGAAGAATTTAATTTTACACAATCTTCAAGAAAAATAAATGGTTTAATTAAAAGAGATAAAATTATAAATGATAACTGCCCTCAAAGTTTGAAATTAGAAGATGATAGTTATAACTCTAAATATTATGTAATAGGATTAGATCCTTCTCTTGATGTATCATTAACTTCAACAAATGATAAAATAAAAAATCCACCACTTGTAGAAAATCGTGAAATTACATATGAGTTCCAATATGATGCTAATATTCTTGATGATTTAAATGAGTCTAACACATATTCAAAATCTGGAACTCAAACACCAATATATTCTTCTCCTAATAGGAGACAAAGTAGAGCGGATACTTTAAGTTTAAGTTTAGTTGCGCCTAATTTTTTGATGGAAACTGTAAAGGGTACTGTAGTTGATATATTTGGAAATATTCTTGACATTAATAGATATCCATTACCTATTAATGAAAATAAAACAACGTTAAGAAATCAAGATAAAAAATCAGCCTTTCTAAAAATAAAAGAATTAGAAAGAAAAAGTATAGCATATCATTTTGAATTAAATGCAAGAAAAGATCCATCTATAAATATTGCATCTAAAAATTCTGATCCATTAAATAATGATAATAATATATGGGCTAGAAATAGAAGTAGATTTTTTTTAGATATTGATAAAGAAGGTCAATTTAAACTTAATGTACCTTGTTCTAGTGATACTGGAAACATTCCATTATTAACTAGATATGAAAATTATTCAACAACATTACCTGATGATAATAATAATCCTAATAAACTTATATTTATGGATAATAATTTAGATATTCAACAAGATTCATTTGCTTCTCCAACAATTGATTTAACTGGAGATAAACCTGTAATCAGTGATATTACTAAAAATAGAGGTTCTATAGAAATAAAAGATGGTAGTATTTCTGGATCTCCTCAAGATAGAATAACTAAAAAAAATATCAAACATGGAACAGCTTATCATGATATTTTACAAACTTGTTATCTTCATACTACTTCAGATTATCTTAATTATCAAAATGATGAATTTGATGGTGCCGATCCATCAAATTTAACAATTAATATTAATAAAATTCCAAAACTTAAAAATATTGTTCAAAAGATACTTTATACAAGTGGTGCTCCAGTAAATGCAGATGGAACTTCACCTACTGTAGGCGGAAGAAGTGGGTGTATAAATTTTGATGGATCTATAGAGTTAAATATTGGCGCTAATACTTCTGATCGTCAATCTATGTGGTTAGATACAGCTGGAGGTATAGTAGCAAATATTGGTCGTGATTTAAATAATATTAGTGCAGCCGTTTCATTAAATGGAGATTTATTACTGCAAGTAGGTGGAGTAGGTGTTAACGGTGATAAAAGATTTAAAAAACAAAATAATGATGTCAATGGTGCTGCAGTAGATATTAGAGTATTAAGAAATAAAGGGCAAGCTACTTTAATTAGAATAGATGATGAAGGTATTAAAGTATTAACTCCAGGAAATATGGTATTTCATTCTGAAGGAGGTATGAGGTTAACATCTGATACTTCTATTTTTATAGAATCTGAAAATGTTACTATTCAAGGTAGAAGTGTTCTTAAAGAATTTGGAGGTTCAGTGTGAACAAAAACACATTAGATACTGTTATTTACAATAAATTATTATTACAAGCTGAGGAAGCAAATGATCAAAATTTAACGAAATTAGCTAATGGTATTCTAGCTGCATTAGAATCTAAAGATGATAAGATTGAGTATTCTTGTTGTGAGTTAAATAACGATATTTATTTTGGATTATGGAAGTTAGCTGCTAATTTTATTAAATATTACGATTTAAATTCTGTTGATGCTCAAAAATTAAATGAGATTATTGAAATTAATGCTGAAAAATTTGTCAATGATTTAGAGAAAAGTTTAGATATGGAACTAAAGTTTGGAGCAAATGAACCTAAAGTTCCTGGACAAACTTAGTTTTAGCTAATTATTAACTTTGCTAAATAGTGCATCATGTTATGATATATATTGTCTTGTATAATACCGTTATATTTAGCAAATTAAAATGGTTGGTTTAAAATAATGCCATGTAACCCTAATGATATTCATATTAATGTTCCTAGTGGTCCCTCTGGAATTAAAATACCAGGATTTGGGCTTGCTGTTTCTTTAAATATACCAAATATTAATTTAATTCCAGCTGGTTTTCCAGAAGATCTTTTAGATCTATTTAATAAATTACAATTTTTATTACCATCAGGTATTTTAAAACCAAATCTTAGTTTAAATTTTACTAGAGATATTTTAGATTCTATAATGAACTTTTTAGATCAATTTATGCCATTTCTGATGCTGTATAAATTCTTCTTACCTATTCTTAATTTAATACTTTGTATTATAGAAGTTTTATGTGCTTTAGCTAATCCTTTTAAATTAATTAGCGCAATAAATAGATTATTTAGAGATTGTTTACCAGCATTCTTAAGATTATTTCCTTTTCTAGCTATTATAATAATGTTGATATCGCTTATATTATTATTAATAAAATTTATATTATATTTAATTGATCAAATTGTTAAATTTGTTAAAAATCTTTTAAGAAATATAATGTGTTTATATAGAGCTCTTACTAAAGGAGATAGTAATTCTATATTAGCTATAGCAAAAAAGATTGGAGCTATGTTATGTATATTCCAAAATTTATTTGTATTATTAGCAATATTTAATATAATCTTTCAAGCTATAAAAGATATTTTATCATTAGCATTTTCTATTCCTCCATGTGATAGTTCAGATCCTAGTAATGCTAATGGCTGTTGTACTCCTGATGTTTGTCCTGAAATTGTAAAAAGTAATTATACTAGAGTAACAGGAAAATTTCAATATATTAATAAATTTGGAATTGATGGATCTTCGGTTAGTCCATTGTTCAAATTTTATAATTTTGATCTTAGATCTGAAGGATGGCAATTATTTGACGTAAATCAAACAATTCAACAACAATTTATTAATATTGTTAACGCTTATGATGTTACAGAGTCACCTAAACCTGTTTTCTTCCCTGTAGATGGAACTTATAACGCTACAACAACTCCAAAACAAGCTCCTTATACTATAGATTTAAGATTGTTTTACAATCCTATTAGTTGGGGCAGAGCGCTTGGTGTCCAAAGATGGATAAGATTTCATAATTGTATAGTTACACATGCTCCAACAACAAATTATACTTTAGCAAATAATACTATTCAAACAGCAAATAGTGGTGTTTTATTGTTAGCAGGAGGATCTGGTTATGAAGATGATGGTAAAACAAAATTATATGGATATGATATAGATGGAATAACTCCAATTTCTACACAAGCAACATTAGAAAATTTTATTCATAAACCTACCACATTATCAACATTAAAACCAGTTTATGATGTAACAGATGGTTATGAATTTTTTAATGTTGAGTATACTTTTAAACCAAATATACCAATATTATTTAGTAAAAATTTAATAACATTAGGATGTGAACCATCTATAGCTTTAAATAAATTATTTGTTAATTCTACAGTAGCAGGAGATTATGCTTTAAAATTAGGATTATTAAATGGTTTATTAAATGCAAGTGATGGAAATCCAAATTCTAATTTTCCAGGTGTTAGTTTTCCAGATGTAAACGCAGCGCAAGAATGTTTATCTACTGCAGTATCTGCTTTACGAACAAATTTAACTCCTGAAGGTATTGCAGAATTTACTTCAACAACAAATATATGTTTATTGAAATTACAAAATGATGCAAATAGTACGTTAAATTCTTTGATAGGATTAGGAGTAGATCCTTGTAAAAGCACATTTAAATTATCACAAAATAAACAATTTACTAACAATCAGATAATAGTATATGTAAATTTAAATGAATCAAATTCTGTTTCATTAGTAAATGGTATACCAGTAGATATAGGCGCTAATTTAGCTTCAAGAATTAAAGCATATCCAACTTTGGGCAATGTTGATAGTTTTGTATATGATGGTTATAATATATTTACAGCTAATTTAGTATCTGATAAATCAGGTACCGGCTCTATAATGCTTTCTTTTGATAATAATATGTTTTGTAATAATATAATTCCAACTGATATTACAATACCTCCTACACACACTCTTCAAGAACTTACATATCAATTTATATATGCTCCTAGAGGTCCTTCAATTAGTGGTTCTGGTACTCCTAGTATCTCTGGATCTGCTGAAGATGAAACAACTCAACCAAGACGTGACTCAGGTGATGCATCCAGAGACAATAATTAATTTAGGATCAAAAAAACTATGGCTGTTGATATTCAGAGTGAGCATCAAAATTCACAAAATTATGAAATAGATATAAGTAAAATATATTCTCAAATGATTAGTTATATTGACGGTCATAGGAGTTATGTTAATACTTCTTCATTAATACAAGAATCTATTTCTAAAGGATTACCTAAAGTAAATGATTTAAGAGAATTTGTTAATAAACATAAAGTAAAAGAAGAATCAACTCCACAAGAAAGTAGATGTCATGCTTTTTATAGAATAATAGGTTTTCCAGTAGTATCTTCTAATTTTAATTTTTATAATCCTGGATTATTTAATATGAAATTACTTGATTCTAAAATTGGAAATTTAAAAAAAAGAAGTGAAGATCAATTAAATATTGCTAAAAATCAAATACCTGGCTTTTGGAATCTTTCTCTACAAAGAGAAACTGATGTATTAAACAAATTAAAGGTTTTTTCTACAAATCAAACTATAGATGCTAGTGCGTTAACATTATCAATTCTAAATAAAAGAGATTTTTCTATTACATTTAAAAATTTAAGTAAATTAACCTTTGATACTTCAGGTATGAATATAAACAATCAATCATATCAAGCTAATTTAAATGGCAATATTGTTAGTATTGAAGAAAATAACATACAATCACCTTTTTCATTAATAGATTATATAGATTCTTCTGGGGCAAAACCAAATATTAATAATTTATTTATAACTAGGTATCATATTATTTTCCCATTTATTGTTGATCCAATAATAGATGGAACTGTTTGTCCTACGAGCAACTTAATAGCTGTACCATTTACACCTGACGAATCAAATAGACATGTTTCAGAAAATACACTTGTTGATTTTCCTTTAATAGAAAAAATAATACAAGCAAAATTTGATTTTAATATTAATGAACAAGTTATGAATCAAAATATTCAGGATTTTTTTGCTGATAAAGATAATAATTCATTTTATCAATCTAATGTAGTTCAAAATGTATTAAAACAAAAATCTTCAAATTCTGCATTTGAAAAAAATGAATTAATTAAATATATCAATATCATTGAAGCAATGATAAAAATATTAAAAGATGCAAAGGATATATGTTCCAAAATCCAATTTGGATATTATTGGCTACCTATACCATCTACAATTGGTCCTGAAGGAGGCTGTACTGTTAGAGATATAATTATTTCAAAAGCAATAGCTGAGAATACAAAATTTATTACACATAATGATAGCAATATAATTAAGCAGATACTAAATACATCAACAACTAATGCAAATAAAACTATTAGTAAAAACATACTTGATATTTTTAGTCCTGATGAAAATGATGCTTTTGGAGATACAGCACAAGATCAACTTGAAAGGTTAATTAGTGAAAGAAATGAAAACATATCAAAAGGATCTGATGCTTTAAAAACAATAGAGATTATAACTGGAGAAATTAGTGGATTTGGATTATGTGATATAATTGCAATATTAGGTGCGTTAAATATTATGCCAAAAGATCAGATAATAGGATTTTTAGATGATTATGCTTTTGCTAATATGGAAAGTAAATATAATACTGGTTTAAAAAGACCTACTATTGTAGACACGATGAATAAATTTTTACCATATGTTGTTGGGTTTTATGATTTAATGGATAAAACCCAACAACATATGGTA